TAAATTTCCAAGAAAATCATTTGTTTCACCACAAACTGTGCACTGAGGATCTTTTTTTGAAATAAATAGAACCCAAACAATTAACCATAAACCCACCGTAATAATTGTGAGCACTATATGAAGAAGATGATTTGGAACTTCTTGGATATGCAAAGTATTTTTTGCACATTTTTCACATTTTTTCATTAATTGTGATGTTGACATAAATATATTTACTAACAGAAAAATAAAGAAATTTCCATATCTAAGTTTTATTTGTACCAGTATTTATCGATATGTTCTTTATCGTATGGAACTACTTGCCAAACATTTTTTCTTTTAAAACTTCTTTTACCAAAATCTTCAGCATCTAATTCATTGCCAAATACTTGGTTTGTATAAGTAATAAATTTATCCTTTGGCTTGAATATTAGGAAGTACATTTTTAAGTGTGTGGATTTCTTTTTCAAGTTTGACTATGTGTACTCTTAAGTCGCCATTGTTCTTTAGGTGAGCTTCTTCTAAGCCTTGTATTCTTTTAATTTTAGATATGGCTTCTTTTAGTTTTAGCCTAACTAATTTATTCTGATTTTCTAAATATTGAATTTTATCAGGATCCTCAAATAAGCCAGTATTGGTCATTCGTCAAAATCCTGTAATTGTTCTTCTGTACTCGGTGTTAGTTTAATAAGCTCATTAGCTTTAGTAATTGATACAATTTCAATATGAGTATCACGCAGCTCTTCTTTACAAGCATCCTTAGCATTATTTAATATTTCCATTAAAGCTGGATAATTACTCTCATAAACACCGTAGATATAAAGATCATTAATACTAGCTGTTACTCTTGCTAATCCTTTGTGTCTTTTTTCTAATCTTAATAATTTTTGATCAATCATTTAAAACCTCTTTTAATTTATATTTAACATTCTCAATTTTAATATCTGAAACATTCGCATTTGAAGTTTCAGGATCCTTACCTTCGATAGCTTTATTCTCATCTTCATACTGTTCTTCAATAATGAATTGAGCTTCGCCTGTAGTAGTTTTGATAATCTTACTCACGACAATATTTAGCTTTTATTATTGGCATTAGCATTCTCCTTCATAAACTCTTCTCTATAAGCTTGACGTTCTTGTTCTTTTTCAATTTCTGCTTCGTGTTGCAGCCAATCCATCTTGCCAGTAAAGTCTCTATGAGTTGGTATAAAGTTTGGATCTATTAAAATATCCGTACTAACTTTAAAAAAGTCTGCTAATTGTTTTAGCCTAATTGCTGAACAACCGTTTTTACCTTTTTCATATTTTTGAATTTGTTGAAAACTCACATCTAATGATGCGGAAAGTTTTACTTGAGTTACATTTCTAAGTTTTCTTAAGTATTTGATGTTAGTTCCAACGGTTCTGTTGAAGGCAAGCTCTTCACTCGTTCGGTGTTTGTTTGACATAAGATTTCTTCTTTGGTTAGGTTAAAGTAATTCTCCATTTGTTGTTGCCAGCCGCTGAAGTCATAAATTGTGCTTCTCTCAGCTGTTACAATAAAAGTTGAAGTAGGCATTTGTTGAAAGACATCATCAGTTTTTAGATAAAAACCTGGTAAGCCTTTCTCAAATTTTAAGTACCATTGTGTTTGGTTAATTTGGTGTACTGGCATATCTGAACTGAATGCCTGGTAATTCATGTAACTGTCGAAGCCTTTATCGCCTAATTTTCTGGACATTATTTATATTCCTCCAATGGATCGTAAACTTCGTTACGTTTGATTTGTTCAGCTAACTTGCTGATAAGTCTTGATGAAATTTCTGGTGTGAATGTCATTACATCACCAAATAAAGCTAACATTTCTAAAGCTCTTCCGTCTATTGCTGGAAGTTTATCCCAGTCTTTATCTTTCATTAACCATGCAATATTTTCTTGATAAGTATTTTTTTCTACTTGCAATTCCATTGCTAACTTTTGAGCTTCAGACAATTCATTCATTAAGGTTTTAGGAAATTTAATTATTTTATTTGTCATTTTTTTCATTTTCAAATTTGTGCATTAACTCCGCCTGGTGCAGATAGTTGGCTGCATCGATGTAGGTGTCTTGTTTATATTTTTTGTTATTTGTTCTAATAAGTTTTGCTGCAACGTACATATTAGCAACCATAAATCCTGGAATATCTTTTTCCATTCCGAGCAGAGCAGACCACGTTTTACCAATGCTACACATTGATTTATAAAACGAGCCATACTCTTGCTCTTTAGCTTGACGGATTTGTTTAAGCTTTTCGTTTTGCATTTTTAGATTTGTTTTCTTCAAATGTTACGAAAGCATTATCGATAAAGTATGATGCAGTCTTTGCCATAGATTGCGGCATTTCAAATTGATCATCAGATAATACACGTAGCTTTTTATAAGTTTCCATATTAAGTGCGATGGATTTATATTTATCGGTGTCCATGATTACTCCAAGTTCGCTGGATCAAATGATGTCGCTGCATCGTTTAACTCCAACTCTTCTACTCTGTGCATCCAGTAATAGGTTGAACCAGCTGGAAGTTTACCAGCACCAGTCGCTTCAGCTTTGTAACCACCGATCCTAATTTTCTTACCACCTAACTCTTCAGGTAAAGTAATTGTACCTTTGAGATCGTACGACTTTGGGTTTTCTTTATTAACATTAGGAAAAACAACTCCTAATGATTTACGTTCAGCTCTTGGAGCTGCTTCTGTTATTGGTTGTGTTGTAGCGTTATCCATTGATAACTCCATTAGTCTCAAGTTTATTTTTAATCTTGTTAAAACGTTCAAGGAACTCTGAATAAGCTAAAGGATTAGATCCTTTGACTTCTTGCATAAGTTTTTGATTAGTTGTTAACCAAGATTTGTAAGATCCAAGATGAGAGACTTTATCAAGCTCGGATAATGCTGCTGTAAGTTTAGTATCTGAAGCTACGATTGCGTTGGAGACCTCACTTGCACTGGCAATATTGTCGTTCGTTAACCCAGCGAATGCAGCGGCTCTTCCAACTGAACTCGATTCACATACTTCTAATGCGGATAACTGATTTATTCTTGAGGAAGATCTAAGCTCTTCAGCAAGACCTGTGGATATTAATTTTCCATCAATCCAAATTTCTGATTTAACAATAACTTTTTTATCATCATGGAATAATAATTCTGATTTTATCGTAGCATCAGTACCAAGATTTTTTCTTAAAATTCCAATCCGAAAAGCCACATTAGCATATTCTTTCGAATGAATTGTGATTGTATTACCTTTTAGATTTGCTTTGAAATCTGCAATGGTATTTTTTAGTTTATCAGCTGTTGGCATATATAATATATTCCTATGGTTAGTGTTGTGTAGTTGATTATTTGTGGAGTTATCATTTGTTACTCCAAATTTTTTTTGCTCTAGCAAGGTGTTTGGCTCCAATATTCCAATAGAAATTGTGATCAAAATTAGGTTCAACATCTTTAGCAATTTCAGCTAATATCATGTCAGATTCCTCCAGATCTATGTATCTGGAAAGCAAACGCTCTTTTCGCATACAGTTTGCTACTAGCTGTTCGTAGTAGTTTTTTAAATTCGCTGGCTCTAGATCTGCACAATTCTTTTCTGTAAAAATAATAAAATCATTCGCAGTGAGATAAATTAAGCATGGAGAAACACTTGATCTTTTTTCTAAGGCGAAACAATAAAACGCCAACTGCTGCAAATGATTTATATTTGGTTGGGATGGCAGCTTAGCTGATGAGAAAGATCTACTACCATCTTTTCTTTGTCTCCCAATACGTTGCCAGCTGGTTTTCAATTCACAGACCGAAAGAACGTTGCTTCCAGCCATGACGCTAGAAGGCGCAGCAACATCTCGCGATGAAGCTTTAAAATCTGTGAAGTGAATGTCAGTCCGTCCAACGATTGGAAGAAAAAGTCTGTCGTCTATATTATTGATGCTATCTTCAGCAACAACATTATTAGAATTAGTAATACCAATTTTTTCGAAAGCTATAAAACCTTGTTGACACGTTTGAGGTATAGTTTCTTGATAGTGTTCTTTTTTTAATCTGTCTGTTTCATTAACAGGAACGTACTCGTTAAATTTTTCCATTGCTTTTGCAATAGCTTCGTCTTTAGATAATTTTATATTTTTGTGTGGAGCTAATTTTCTTTTGTTTTGATTGAATGACCAGATGTCATTTGCATAATGCCATTGCATTGCATCATTAACCGCAACGCCTGAAGCCATGTTTGCATTGCCTTCAAATTCTCTTCTTTGTTCTTGAGTACAAAATAAATATTTAAAAACATACACACCTAGAGGCATAGAACTGCTTGTTGGTGAATGATGATTAATTTTTAAAAGTTCGTTTAGTTTTTTAAATCCATCTTGTTGTAAAGTTTCTAAAGGATCTATAATTTTTGTTTGTTTTATCATAGACAGACAATAAAACGCTTTACTAAAATCCGTTTAGTACAGATGCTCTTGAGTGATGTTAGATGATGTTAAATGATTTTAGATGTTGCTTGATGCTGATTTCTGCTGATCGATGTTGTTAGCTGCGGTTGGTAGCGGTTCATGTTCCCAGTTTTCACCTTTTACATATCTGCATAACCAATAAACTTTAACCTTGAAAACTCTTCTTCCATAATTTCTGTATTGTGGACCTATCTCTTCTTTATTATCTTTGTTGTGAGATCTCCAACTTTCCCAAGTTCTTTTTTTTAATAAATGAGGTAAAATTAATAGACAGTCATCAAAAGTCAGCAATCGATCTAAATCTCTGTTTCTATAATATTCTAATGAAGTAATGAAAACTCCGTCTTTTCTATCCAGGCTAACATTGTTCTTTTTAGGTAATGGAATGACGTTGTTTTTAGAAGCTTTTTTAACTGATTTTAACGTCTTTTTAGGCACTTTATTTATCCATATTCATTGGTTCTTGATTTAGAGCTTCTTCATGCATCCTATCTTCTTCAAATTCTAAGTAAGCAGCTTCAGCAATTTCGTTTTCTTTTGCTGTTAAATTTTTACTTAAATCCTCAAGTTCTACTAATGTAGTTGATTTAGTTTGTTTTTCCGTTTTGTATTTACCAGTACCAATTTTAGTTAATAAATTTCTAAATCTATTATCGTTATTCATTAAAAGTTTTAATTTTTTATAAGCTATTGCTTCTAAAGCGCTGTCGTTTTCATAATATTTATTGTCTGCATAAAATTCAGCAACACTTTGCATAACCTTACCTTTTATAGCAGCTCTAACTTTTGCTTTTCTAAATTCTTCAACTTTTTTTATTTCATCTTTTCTACTTGCTGTGTAATAAGTATCGTAAGCTTTAATGATTTCT